AGATGGCAATGCTGGGCGGTATCATTGGATTTTGGTTCGGGTCTCGCCAGTGGAGCAAGAAGTGAAACTGAGTAAGGCCGCTGCTGCGATGATGCACAAATACGAGGGGTACAAAAACCGCCCGTATCTGTGCCCAGCGCACATCTGGACAATTGGGTATGGCCATGTGCTGTACCAAGAGCAGATCCGCCTGCCGATGTTACGGCCAGAAGGTAAGACCAAAGCCGACATTCCCATGATCCGCAGTGAGTATCCACTCAAACCGGAGGACAACCGTGTCTGGACAAAGCAAGAAACTGATGATCTCTTCTCGCAGGATGTCGCAGATTTTGAACGTGGTGTTCTTCGACTTGTTCCCCCTGCTGTTGGGCATCAAGGCCGCTTTGACGCTCTTGTCTCTTTTTCCTTCAATGTAGGCCTGGGCAATCTCCAGCGTTCTACTGTCCGCATCAAGGCAAATCGCAGGGAGTTTGAGGCCGCAGCAGACGCCTTATTGCTTTGGAATAAGGGTGGAGGTAAAGTGCTTGCAGGGCTGGACCGCCGCCGCAGGGAAGAAAAGGCATTTTTCCTATCGTAGCATACATGTGTTAATTACAACTTGTAGGAGATACAATGGCAACAAGTAAGCCTGTTTGGGAAAAACAACGGCCCGCGTCTCTTGGTAAGTCAAAGCCTTTGTCGCCGCAGAAAAAAGCGGCAGCCAAAGCAAGGGCAAAAGCCGCGGGGCGGCCTTACCCAAACCTGATTGACAACATGGCAATGGCCAAAAAGCGGAGTAAGTAGAATGACTTCTGCCGCAGCAATGACGTATAACTCCTTGGTAGATGACATTGAGTCATACTTGGAGCGTACGGATCAAGCCACCATTGAAAAGATCCCAACATTTGTCATGTTGGCAGAGCAAATCATTGCGTCTGAAATCAAGTTTATGGGCAACCTTACCGTCAACACCTTCAATTTGGTGCAAGGCGAAGCGGTTGTGCAAAAGCCTGCTCGTTGGCGCAAGACCGTGTCAATGAACATTGTAGTTAATGGCCAGCGTGAGCCCGTCTTGCTGCGTAAGTATGAGTATCTACGCAATTACTGGCCTAATCCTACGCAGCAAGACACCCCGCTATACTACGCAGACTACGACTACTTTCATTGGCTAGTTGCGCCTACGCCTAACGCGCCCTACGCGGCTGAAGTGCTTTACTACGAGCGTATTCAACCGCTAGACTCAAACAATCAAACCAATTGGTTTACGATGTACGCGCCACAGGCGCTGCTATATGGCACATTGCTCCAAGCAATGCCTTTTCTTAAAAACGACGCTCGTGTGCAACTTTGGCAAACAATGTACTCACAGTACATGGCGGCGCTGAAAGCTGAAGACCTGCAGCGCTTAGGTGATCGTCAAACCATAGCGGTGGATTCATGACTACATACAGTTCCCCTTTTGCAGGTGACGTTGTACAGCCAACTGATGTTAGCTACGCAGCGTTTATCACAAGCACTGACATTGTTTTGCAGTGGCCTGTTAATGGCAATAGCTCAACTGACGTTGCGGCACGTGTCATGGACGTTGTTGCAAATGCTGCCAATCTTAAGATGTATATGCCACCTGCCAATCAGGTCTCGGTTGGCAATGACGCATTGATTTCAGTTACTGCAGGTAATGACCTTGAGATTGTTAGCTACAACGGCACAACCATATGCACTGTTGAAGTTGGAAAAAGCCAGTACATCTACGTTACTGACAACAGCACTGAAGATGGCACTTGGGGCGTAATTGCATTTGGTGCAACAACATCCAGCGCAAACGCGGCAACGTTAGCAGGTGCAGGCTTAGTAGCTTCTTCCAACACGTTAAATCAAAGCCACCCATCGGCTAGTGCAGCAAATGGGCAAACTTTTAGCGCAGCAAATAGGGCAGAGACTGTTATTTGGATTGGTGGCGCTGGGTCAGGCACGTTGCCTACCGCTTTGTCAATTGGCGACAACTGGTTTATGCTATTTAAGAACAACGGCACTGGCACGTATACTATAAATTGCACAGGCGCTAACACAATTGATGGAGTATCAAGCAAAGGCTTTGCGCCAAACGAATCGGCGTTTATCGTGTGCACAGGCGCAACATACGTAACCATTGGCTATGGCGTTAGCAACCAATTTGCGTTTACCGCGCTTGTTAAACCTGTTGTTTCAGGCTCGTATACGCTGACAAACAATGAGGCGTCATCAACAATTCAAGAATTTACGGGTACGCTAACAGGCAATGTTACCGTTGTGTACCCACAAGTTGTTAACTTTTATGTTGTCTCAAACCAAGTTATTGCAGGTGGTTACACACTCACTATTACAACAGGCGTAGTTGGGGCGGCAAACGCTGTTGTGCCTGCTGGGCAACAAGCAACGCTTGTGTGTGATGGCACAAACTTTTACAACGCCAATACTGTACAAGCTGGTGCAACAACGGTTAGTCTTGCAAACGGCACCGCGGCAAATCCTGCACTAAGTTTTGCCGCTGAGACTAATACAGGCATGTATCGTCCTGGCGTCGGGCAGCTTGCATTTTCGATACTTGGTACAAACCGCGCTGTTGTCTCTGCAAGTGGGGTAACTGTTACTGGCTCAGGCACGTTTACAACAGGCATTGCAGGAGGTGCTTTCTAATGACCTCAAAAGTCTTTGCCCTTGACACTAAGCCCGGTATTCAGCGGGATGGCACCGTGTTTGACAAAGACTTTTACGTTGACGGCCGTTGGGTGCGCTTTCAGCGTGGCCGGCCTCGTAAAATTGGCGGGTATCGCGAAATACTGGCAACATTGGCTGGGCCTTCTCGCGGGATATACTTAGACCCGCAATCAACGTTTACAAATGTCTATAGCGGGTACGCTTACGGTTTGCAACTAGTACCTATCGACAACAATGGCATTGGTACAGGGCTGCTTGACCTTACGCTGTCAAACTTTACACTTAATAACGGCAATATGTGGCAGTTTGATGCTTTGCGGGACGCAGGCGGTGGTGGCAACGACACACTGGTTGCGCACCCTGGGCAAAATTTAATCGACATTGACAATCGCGTTAATACGCCTGTTCTTGCAGGCGCGATTGGCGGCACTACCCTGTCGCAGGTTGGCGTATTTCAAACCAACAACGCATATCTCAATAGTACTACTGCAGTTACATTAAGTGGGTTGAACAACTTGATTGGCGCAGGGCAGACTGTTACGGGCACAGGCATTTCTGCAAATACAGAAGTAGTGTCAACCGCAATTGCTACTGATATTCTTGCGTCCGTTGCAGTTACTGGCACTGCAGGTACATTTTCTTGCACGTCAGCATCTGGGCTGTTTATTGGGCAAACCGTGCAAGTAGCTGGTGCACTAGGCAACATCACGCTGTCGGCGGTTACTGTTACCGGCGCAGCAGGTACGTTTTCTTGCACTGCAACCACCGGACTATACGTAGGCCAGGCAGTTAATATAACAGGCACGACGGATACGCAAACGCTTGCTAGTGTTGCAATCACAAGTGGCGCAGGCGAGTTCTCATGCACTGCAACAACAGGGCTTGCAGTTGATCAGCCTGTGCTTGTTACTGGGATTATAAGTACACAGACGCTTGCTTCGGTTGCTATTACAAGCAACGAAGGCGCATTTTCGTGCACTGCAACAACGGGTTTATATGTAGGCATGCCTATGCGTGTTTCTGGCACACAAGCAGCTGCAACGTTGGCAGGTGTAGCCGTTACCGGTACAGCAGGGCAATGTTCTTGTACTGCAACCAATGGCCTATATATTGGCCAACCGGTTGTAGTCACTGGCACACTTACAGGGACTGCAACAGGCGTTGCAGGTAACCAAGTCTATTACATCATTGCGACAGACGGCACCTCTACGTTTACACTGTCTTTAGCCCCGGGTGGTACGGCAATTGTTACCACTGCAGGCACAACAACTGGGTTGACGTTCAAGGCTACGCTGTTTAGCGGCATTGCATCAAACACCACGTATTACGTCATTGCCACCAACGGCACATCAACCTTTACGTTGTCCGCGTCGCAAAATGGCCCAGCCATTACAACGGTGATTGTAGGCATTACAGGCTTGACGTTTATTGGGCAAGCATCCACAGGGATTACGCCTGGATTGACCTATTACATTGCTGCAACCAATGGCACATCCACGTTTAGTCTATCAACAACTCGCGGTGGCACTGCCATTAGCGGCACATACGGTAGTACCACCGGCTTAACGTTTAAGACTTACCCATACGCAGGCGTAGTGACTGGCACAACGTACTACATTATTGCCACCAATGGCACCTCAACATTTACGCTGTCTGCCACTAGTGGTGGCGCAGCAATCACTACGGTCGTGACATCGGTTGCAGGCTTAGTCTTTACAGCGCCAAAAAGCATTGGACTAACCTCAGGCACAACGTACTACATCATAGCGACAAACTACGCAACAACGTTTACGCTTTCAGCAACAGCAGGTGGATCTGCTGTTGCCACTGTTGTGACGCCAACAACGGGATTTGTCTTTACGTTAGGCCCATATCAGAAAGTCATACTTAACAACAGCGCAACAGCTTCAGGCGCGTCGGTTTTGACCTTTAACAACAACATCTCGGTGTCTGGCGGGGTTGTGTCCCTGCATCCATATCTGTTTGTCTATGGAAACAACGGGCTGATTAAGAACTGCTCTGCCGGTGATTTACAAAATTGGGTTGCTGCTGATGCCAATGAGACCAACGCAGCATCGACCAAGATTGTTCAAGGCCTGCCGGTACGCGGTGGCTCCAATGCGCCGTCAGGCTTGTTTTGGAGTCTTGATAGTCTAATTCGTGTAAGCTATGCGCCAGCCACGGTAGGAACCTCTCAAATCTATTGGAGGTATGACATCATCAGTAGTCAGTCATCTATTCTCTCAAGTCAATCTGTTATTGAGTACGATGGTGTTTACTACTGGTGCGGCGTGGATCGCTTTTTGATGTACAACGGCGTTGTCAAAGAGATCCCCAACAACATGAATCAAAACTACTTTTTTGACAACTTAAACTACGCGCAGCGTCAAAAAGTCTACGCATCTAAAGTGCCTCGTTTTGGCGAGATTTGGTGGTTCTATCCAGAAGGTGACGCGACGGAGTGCACAAACGCTGTCATTTACAACGTACGTGAGAATGTTTGGTATGATGCCGGTAACGCCCCTGGCGCCCGCCGGTCAGCAGGCTACTTTTCGCAGGTGTTTCATTACCCTGTCAACGCGGACTGGACGCCTAATGTTGCGGGGATGCTAAAGACATTGACCATTGCAAACGCCGGTAGTGGCTACACCAATGGCACATACACAAACGTCACGCTAACCGGAGGCAGTGGTTTGTATGGGACTGCCAACATTACAGTGTCAGGCGGCGTAGTAACCGCTGTTGCCATCAACAACGTGGGCGTAAACTACGTAGCTGGTGACACCTTAGACGCGCCATCTTTGCCGGCAGGCGCTAATCTTAGTTTGACAGTTACGCACGTTGTGTCTAAGGTGTCGTTGTACCAGCATGAAGTCGGCGTTGACGAGCTTAAATCAGGCAATACCTTTGCGATTGAGTCTTATTTTGAGACCAACGACCTGGGGCTTGTTTCAGGCGGGCCTTCGCAACCTAGCGCAATTGGCGAAAACGTATGGCTGCGATTGGAGCGCGTTGAACCCGACTTTATTCTGTCAGGGGAAATGTCTTTGTTTGTTGTAGGTAGACCCTATGCACAAGAAGATGATTACACCTCGCAAGCCTATACGTTTGACGCAAATACAGGTAAAATCGACATGAAAGAGCAGCGGCGTGAGCTGCGTCTTCGTTTTGTCTCCAACACCCAAGCCGGTGACTACCAAGTAGGCAAGGTGCTACTGAATGCTGATGTCGGCGATGTAAGGGGTTATTGATGTCTGGTCCTGCACTGATTTACGACCCGCGAGGTCATACG